GTTTAGCAGCTTTTGACCCTTTCTTCACTTTACCGGTCACGGCTGTTTTTAGTTTAGAGCCAGGATTTAATCTTCTGTAGGCTTTGACCCCGGCTTGTGTCATGCCTGCTCCAGACTTTGTAGGTCTAAAGTTCTTTTTATTTCTTGCTGGCATAGAACCTTTTGAATAATCTTTTCTCATTAGATCATGCCCATTCTTTGTCTTTTATTCATAAAACCACCACCCATAGCCTTAGTTCTTTTTGCAAACGTGGCTGCTCTTGATGGTGTTGGTCCTGTATTAGCTTTGGCTTGTTTTCTTCTTACGGCACCCGCACGCTGCCCTTTGGACATCGCTCTTGCTTTCGCAATGGGCACGCATTTTGGATAATTTTTTCTTTTTTCTCCACCACTTCGACCACATTTCGGGTATGAGCCATCTTTTCGCTTGTTCGCAATATCGACCCAATTTTCCTTTACCCATGAACGTAAACCTTTTTTAGCCATTATGAATTTTGACCGTATGCTCTGCCTTTACCTTTTTTACACATACCGCCACCTCTATACATTTGTCTAGGATTAGCAGATCCACCCATAGCTTTTTTTGGTTTTTTCTTTCCGCCTGGTGTAACTTTGCCAGAACAAACTGCAGAGGCGTACATGTTTGCATATGCGCTTGGGTACACCTTAAATTTTCTTTTTGCTGCTGCTTTTCCTTTTGGACAAAGTTTTGCCATTATGATCTCGCTGTTTGTTTTGCTCTTTTGAAGTCTTTTGCTTTTGGCGCACCTTTAGCACCTTTTTTTCGCATTTTTTCACCACGTTTTCTTTTAGCGTGGATGTTTGCGTATAGGCCTTTACCAGCCATTACACTACCTTCTTTTTAATTTTCTTTTTCTTTTTTCTTAACATCGCAAAATCTTTTCCAGAAATTTTACCGTCTTTGTTAGCATCAAGTTTAGCTTGACCACCACTTAAAAATCCTGGTTTTTTAATTTGCGAATTATATCTTCTGTTAGGCATTATTTTTTTCCTCCGTTTCTAAATATTTGAGTACCCTTTATACCAAAAATACTAGCGACTACAAGTACCCATAAATTCGTGAACCATTTCGGAAGCTCATGAAAGTATTCGAAGAACAATTTCACCTTCTCCATAGCAGTTGGATCGTCAGACATGACTGCCCACATTAAAACTACGATGGGGGCCGAGATAATTACAAGTACAAACTCGTCCTTATAGTCGTTTTGCCTAGCTTCAAGTAGTTTACCCTGGTAAGCTTCCTCACCACGGGCCATTTTTTCAGCATGCATGAGTTGTGCATCAGACATAGCCATTTTCGTCCTTTGACGATTGGCATAAATCTTACCGCCAGCTTGCAAAGCAATTTTTGCTAAACTGAACCAAGCCATTAGTATGCCTTTGAGTTTCTTCTCTTCTCAGCCAGCATTCTTTTTTGTCCTCTTACCGGCATTTCAGGTTTTCCTGTGCCAATAAAGTTAAATGCGCCATCAGCTGTAGTTTTAGATCTAGGATCTACCTCTTTTTGCTGATCGCCTACATTAACTGGCTTTGATTTTTTATAGTTCATCATATTTTTGTTCCTTTTATTACTCTTCTACCTTAATTGCAGTTATACCTTGATTTCCACTCTTTGCAAGACTTACTCCAGCTCTTAATTTAGCTAATTTTTCGTTTTGATCCATCTTATCTTCAGTTAATTGTCTTGCTTGAAGTAATTTTGCTCTATCTAGGTCAAATTTCTTCTCTCCTTCGTCTTTTTTACGCTCATTTTCCATTGCTCTTAGGTCAACTTCTCTAGATTTTAGTTTTAGAAGTGGATCACCATCAAATTGTGACGTAATTTTCTTCTCTTCTTCCATAAAATCGCCCATCATTTCAGAAATTAGCACTGCTTTTCTTGCTTCCATGTCCATAGATATCTTTTGTAGCTGTGCTTGTACCTGTGGGTTCTGTTGTGCCATTTGTTGCATCTGTTGTAGCTGTTGAATCGTGTCTGCAAACTCTAATTCTATCTGTTCTTGCGCCATCAAACTAATATGTTCCAAACAATTTTTCTCAATCGCAGCCATAATAGGTGGATTGTTTCTAACCATGTTAGTTGCCATGAAATTTAAGTGAGCTGTAATGTGTGCTCTGTGATCTTGACCTCTAAAAGCTTGAAAAGGTTTGCCTGCAAGCGCATCGATGTGCTCTAACGCTGGATCTTTTGGTTGAATTGGTGCAGGTGGTGGTAAAATTTTATCAATATCTTTTATACCAAGTGCTTCGTACATCTTTCTGTATGCAGCGTATAAATTGTGTATCTTAGGATTAGATGTTGCAAGTTGTAATTCTGTTTGTGCAATCGTAATTCTTTGTGACATAGAAAATATATTTGGATCTGCAACAGGTAGTATGTCAACTCTGTCATCAAAATCCATTTGTTTAACTTCTCTTCTGCCACCAACTACATCAAAAGGATAAACGGGTGGTAGATATGTTTTAAACAAATTAGATAGTAATCTAAATTCAGATCTCATAGATGTGTAAAGTCTTTTGTGTATTGCAGACATAACACGTGAACCTCTTTCAAGAAGTGCAACTGTAGTTCCAACTGCAGCAGCTTGATTACCGTCACCCACTTGCATATCTGCAATAGCCGCAAATCTTTGTCCTGCTTGAACTACGATACCCATTAATTGTAATAATGTTGGTGATGGTTCTTTGTAAGGTAGCATCATAAATGAATCTCTAATATTACCACCTGGTGCATCTACATCTTTAAATTCACCTGGTTGTATTGGTGATGCTTCATCTCTAACTCTTACACCTCTTTGTTTAAATCCTGCTGGCAAGTTTGACAATGTACCTGCATCCAACAATTGACGGAGAGCGACCGTTGCCGTTCGACTCAATCCGCCAATCATATGGATCAATCCAAATCCGTAGAATCCTAGTCCTGGCAGAAATTTAAAGTGGACGAAATAAGGTATTCTAGCTTTTTTCGGATCGTCAGGATTAAAGTTCCTTCTAATAGAAAGAACTTTTCGCGAACCTTCATCTACAGTCACAATATATGGGAGCTTGATTCCTGTATCGTCTCCGTTCGCGTCCTTATCTTCGAAACCTTCTAAATCTAAATTAACATGGCACTCTAACAAAGTATAAACTTGATCTGGTCTACCAGATTTTTTTGTGCCTTCTAGTTCTCTTTCTTTTGATTCAACTTCATCTTTAATTACAGATGGTGCACCTAATTCTACATCAGCGTAAAAACCACCAACCTGTTGTTTTCTTAAATCGTTCTCTGACATTTTGATAACATGCATAATTGCTTCTGCATCCTCAAGAGATGTTGCAGAGTATGGTACGACTAGATCATCAGCAGGTACAAATTTAGAAACAGCTCTGCCTAATAAATCATCGTAATAAACTTTTTTAAATGTGGATCCTGCTAAAGGTAAATGAAATAACATTTGATCAAACTCTGGCTCGTACTCAGACATTTTCTCCATGAGTTCGTAGTTCATGTATTCTTTTACTCTTTGTGCTTGTGCTTCTTTTTGTGGATCACTGTTACCAACAATCTGTGTTCTGATTGGTCCTTCTGCTGGTAATAATTCTTTGTAAGCTCCAGCTTGAAACTGTGTTACTGCTTCTGCTAGTACAGGGTGCGTGGCTCCCGAAGCTCCTTGAAAGGGTTCTGTTCTGTTTTCATATTTAAATCCTAAAAGATCTAAACCTTCTGTGTAAGATTTTTCCCAGTCTTTTCTTGATTGTTTGTAATCTGTGTAATTTTGAAATAATTCTAAACCAATAGGTTCTAAAATATCATCAGGTAATAATTCTGCTAAATTGTCAAAATGATTTGGAGTGCCCTCAACATTTACTTTGCTTGGGTCAAAATTTAATTCAACACCACCATCTTCTGTTGGGTTTATTTCAACAGGTTGTTTAGTCGCTTCTTCTTGTTTCTGTATTTCTACTTCTTGATCGGGTCCTTCTATTTTTACAGAGGTTCCCAACTCTGAAAGAGTTTTGTCAATATCTGCCATTATTTACGCTCCTTGATTGGTCTAACATTTTTTGCAACATAAGGCAAGCCGTGTGGCGTAGGCCCTGATTTAGGTGGAGGTCCAGAATCATCGCCAGCTAGCTTGATAATACCGCCCCCTGCTTTTTTAGTTTTAAAAGGATCAGCCTCACCAATACGACCCTCAGGTATGCTGCCTGCACCTGTTGGATAATTACCAAGTGCATCTGCATCTATACCCATTTCTAATAATTCGTCTTTTGAATATGTTTTACCATCTTTAGATAATAAATCTAATATGTCATCAATAGAATCTAAACCAGCTTCAACGTCTCCGGAACCACCATCATCGTCAGGTCTTAAAGTACTTTCTTCGTAACTGTCTGGAACTTGTTTTGGTTTACCGTCTGTACCTATTATGTTTTCAGGTGGATCATAAGTTATTTCTTCTTTTCTAATTATACCATCTATAGTGTCGTACTCACCATCACCAATATAATAACTAGCGCTACCCTCAGTGTCTTTTGAAATAGATATTCTACCCGTATCTAAATTTTCATACATTGTGTATCCGTTATAGTCATAAACTTTTTGCCTCTCTATCACTGCAGCCTTTTCTGTAATATCGTCACCTTTAGTTTTAACTAAATTTACAAAGTCAAAGAAGTATTTTGGTGTGCCGCCTGTAGTCACAACTTTTGGTGCAGCTTTTACAGCTTTAGGTGCTTGAGTCACTTTAAATAAATTATCTAGTCCTAAATATTTAAGAAAACCGACTCCAGCACCAGCGCCAATAGATAAAACTATATCTCTTCTTGTTTGATCTACACCTTGTTGGGCTACTTTGTTTTCTATCTCTTTGTTAACTTTATCTATACCAGCTGCTGTTACACCAACGCTTTTAAGTTGTTTTAAAAGTTTTGGTGCGTATCCAATTAAAAAGAAAGGCGTTGCTGGTCCAGGCAACTCTCCTGCAAGTTCTAATAAATTACCAGTCGTTCTTTGTGGACCTGTTCTTTTCTCTTCTGAGGCTTGTATCGCTTGATCAGATAAACCTACTAAATTTCCAAACTCACCATTTAATATATCTCTTGTAATTGATGGATCTAAGATTTCTAATATCTCTTCAACCCCACCTTTAGTAATTCCTGCGTTTGTCATTAAATCTTTTATAAAAGCAGCTCCGGCTTTTGGTGTGCTTAAAATAAATTCAGGAATGTTGGCCGCACCTCTTACAAGTCTTTGTGCGTAATATGGATAGGATCGTGGATCTAGAAATTGTGTATTAAATTGTTGTATTAAATTTCTGTCACCATCTTCACCAAACATAGATTCTTTAAGACTTGGTGTGTTGTTTTTTAAAACATTGTCCATAACTTCGGTGTTATTCAATCCCGATAAAAGTTCTTTTACTTTAGCCATGTTTTCTGGGTCAAGTGTAGCGCTTGAAGAGTCAACACCTATTTGTTTAAAAAATTGATCTATCTGTGTGCCTTCAGAAAAATTAACACGGCTAATTAAACCTCCCATGTTTTTCGTTTTTCGTTTAGAAACAATATCGTCTTTTAAAGTTTTCCAATAAGGAGATTGCATGGGTCTAGAGTTTGTATAAATAACAAACCCATGATTGTTCCAAACTTCCATCATATTTTTTTGTGCGCCTTCAGAAAACTCAGAAAAATATTTTACAGTTTCTTTTGGTGACGGTCCTTTACCTGGTTCACCAAATCTTAATAACGGAGTATCTATGTTGTTAGCGTTTTTAAATTGTGTTGATAAATTATTAAAAGCGTTAACTTTTTCTTCAAAAGTGTTGTATGTCTTATCTCCTATTATTCTTGATTTGTTTGGAAAACCTGTAAAAAAATCATTAATAATTTTTGTAGAGGCCCTTTCTAATAATCGTCCTTTTTCTTGATTAACTTTTATAGGTATTACCTGTACTGCTTCAACATATCCAGGAGCTACTTCATGAACAGCACTAAGACCCATAGAGTGATCTACGTGCTGACCTGGAAACTGTTCACTTAAATCTCTTATTTTTTTTTCGTATTTAAAACCAGGTCGTGTAATGCTGTCAGCTATGTCGGAATAAATATTTCTTAAATAACCACCAAAAATATCAAAACTGTCTTTACCTTTAGAATCCATAATACTAGTTAAAATATCATCAACTTTTTGTTTTGAAGGCAGTCTAACTCCTTTAACAGGCTTTCTAGTTCTTGCACCAATTTTATAATAAGTAATTACATCGTTTCTTAAATCCTTTAACATTTGTCTTTTTTCTTTTGTAGGCGCTTTTTGTAAGGCATCACCATAATATTGATCTATAACATCCTTTGCTGTTGCATCGGGGTCTGCAGAATATATTTCATTAATTCTTTTAATGGACGCAGTGTTTACTTTTTCTAAATTAACTTTTTGCGCTGCTTTAGTAGCTTTAGCTTGTTTAAATATATTAGCCGCTTTTTGACCTTTTTGTGTTTTTAACAACTCAATTGTTTCTTCTGATAATTTATTTTCTAAGTCTAAAGATTTTAAAAATTGTATTTGTTTTGGAGCATCAAAAATAGATCTGCTTCTGCTATCTACACCACTTAAATACGCTTGAATATCATTAAGTAAGAATCTTTCTCCTGATTTTTTATTACCAATTTGTTTATAAAAATTTTCTATCGTAGGATTGGAATCTATCTTTTTAAGAGTAGGGTAAACTTTTTCAAAGTTTTTAACAGTCTTTGGGTCTACGCCTTTCATATAAGGAAAATTAAATTTATCTCCTGCAATATCTAAAGAAAAAAAGTCAGGTCTTTTTTTAGCAGCCTCTCTTCCGCTGTACAAAGATCTAATTGAAGTCTGTTGACCTCCTTTTAAACTAGAATATGGTCCCAAACCTTTTTCGTCTGTAATAGATTTATATTGAAAATCTAAAAAATTTTTTGAAATTTTATCAAGCTCAGATTGAGACAAGTCTGTAATCGATTTAATATTTTTAACTTTTTTAGGAAATAAATCTTTGTATAAAGGATTATTAGCTGCAGTTATAATTTTTTCTGTTACATTTTTTTCAAAGAGTTTCTCTGCTTCTGTATATTCCTTAGGATCTTTTTTCCTAAGCATATTAATTTCAGGATTTCTTTTAGTAGTTTTTGTTTTTGTAATTTGTTCAGCAACCTCGTCAGAGGGTTTTAATATAGCTTTAAATAGCGCTGGAAAACCTGCAGTTTGTCCTTCAATGGCTTTCATATCTAATTCACTTTTATCAAGAGAATTTATTTGTAAAAATTCTTCAAACGTTCCTTGAAAACCTTCATCAACTGCATTTTGATATTGTAGGAAAGATTGTTGAGGAAAAGCATCCATCAAAGCTCCAGCAACTTCTTGATCTGTTTTTGTTTCTGGTGATGGGTCTTTACTACCTAAAGC